CGTTGGCTTGCCAGCTTCACAAACAGAGCGGAGTCACTCCGTGTATTTGTGCATCATGCAAGTGCGATTGCTTCCAACCTGTGATCAGCAGGTCGTATGTTGTTAGACAGCGGCTTCCTGCGCCGCACCAGCGAAGCTGGCCAGCACCGCGTCGATCTCGTCGTCCGTCGGAGCCTCGGCGCCCGGATGCATCTTGGACCACAGTGCTTTCAGCGCTCTGCGGCTTGCGGACAGCGGGTCTGCGACGCGCTTTTCCTTGGGCTCTTGGACATCGGCTAGGAGGTCATAGACCCCTTCGATCGGTGCCCACTCCGCGTCGCGCATCAGGTCACGTTTGACGTTGTGCTGCGCCAGCGTCAGCCCGTAGTTGAAGTAACCCAAAGCGACGTCAGCGTTGGGTACGAGCTGGTTGATCTCGTCCAACGAAGTTGCCGTGGTGACAGCAAAGGTCTGCGCCTTGATCTCTTCGACAGTGGTGCCAACCTTTGTGGCCTCAGCTCGGATCTCCGCTGCTTGCTTCTCGCTCTTGTATTCGACGACGTCTTGTTTGCCGTCGGCAGTGGTCAGTTTGAGGTTGAAAAACGTTTGGTTGTCTTTCTGCATGGTGATGTCTCCTTGCGGACAGTTCGGTGTGAGAACGTGTTAGTTTTATGTTGCTCTACGCAACACAACGTCGCTCACTTGGGACTTACGTTTACGTCTAAAACCGTGGTTAGTGTAACGCAGTGTGCCAGCGTGAGTCAAATCCAAGGCGACCACGCGCGGCGGCGTAAGCCCTTTGTTTTCTATGCGTTAGCATGTGTATCACCGAACACCCACGATGCCACTATGCAGGACGTTTTATGAGCACGTAAGTGCTTGTCTGATAGCTGTCACCGCAGGTGCTCGGTGTTACACACCGCTGCGCGATAATCAGATAGCTTCTTCTGTGATATCTTCGCGTTCAAAGTCAGGTGTAAGGTCGACGACAAACTGCATCACAGGCTCGTTAGAGCACTGGCAGTGCAATTGGATATAAGTGTGAGTGTCGGTGCCGCTGCCGCTGACCAGCTCGATGTCTGCCCATCTGTCGACGAAGTCGCATTTGGGACATGCAAGTACGTGAGTCATGGTTTTTTCTCCTTTACCTCGACCAAGCTATTATGTAAAGTGTACATAGCTTCGTCATGGAAATAGAATTTTGTTATCAGTTTACCAGCCTCCAGTGAAGCTAGCGCGAGATGTATCTCGTGGATAACGCTGTCATACGACACCATTTTTCTCTGCTCGATCATACGTATGATACTGTCGAGTAGCTCAGCTTCCCACGAATGTTCATTTGCTTCCATCATCGAACTCCTTCTCCATGTCTTTGATCATTGACAAGACGTCATTAGGCTTCGACGCATCGTTTTTTGTGGTACTAGCTTTGGCTTCACGTTCTGCTATGCCCTTTCGGGCAACATCTAACATACGAGCCAGTAGCAACGGTGTATCTGGATCGGTCTTAAGATCACGATCTTTCACCGCAGGCGGTGCGTTTGCATCTCGCGTAACGGCGGCTGTTCTAGTCTCTTGACGCAGCAGCCGCCCGGCATCATACTCAGCACGTTGTGGTTTCGGTGCGCGACACGCAAGTTGCCAATCATCACTATCAAACAACGCACCGCATCGCCTACACTGGAAAGTCTGCAACTCCACGCGATCGCCGTTGAGTCTAATCTTGATATTGTTTTTCTTATGCGACCTCGCGTAGACACTGTACACGCCGCAATGCGGACAATGCACTCGCGTAGCGGATCGGCCACATTGACAAGTTTCTTCGAACTGATCGGTTGGCATGGTGACGTAATTATGGCGCAAGCCGTACACAAAGTCAAGCTCTATAAGTGCTTTGTTTACAACAACTTAAAATATTTTGTTGCCACAGCCGTTTTTGAACCCCCCTACCCCTATACGCACAAACCAACAAACACAGACAACTACAAACAATATAATTCCTTTTTATAGAAAAAAAAATTTATTTTTTATATAAATAAATAAATATTGTCGTTTGGGCTTTGTGTGTTGCTTGCCTCTTGCCGTATAGGGGGGTCGCGTTTGGAGTGTGGCAACAAAAAAAAATAACCCCTGCATTTGCAAGGGTTTACCTTGTGGTTTGTGTGTTACCTGTTAGCTTGTTTTACTTCGCCATCCACAACAACGTATCGAAGTAACCTTTCCAGAAGTTAGGTCGCAAGTGAGTGAACCAATGCAATTGAAACTGCTCACGCGACTTGCGCTCGCTTGTGCCTATTTGACGGTGGCATCCACGTTGCTCAGGACACGGCAGACCGTTGTCGCCAGTCGATGCTTTGTCCTTAGCCAACGCTTCGCGTTGATATGTCAAATGCGTTTTATGCATCAGGTTATCAACGAATTGTTTAGCACGTTGTTCCTGCCTCATGCGTAGCATCTCCTTTCTGTTTGTTACGAAGTGACCTGCTGACGCAGCGTTCTACCGACGTTGTGTTGATTTGGGTTACTTTTTTGCGATTCCCAACTCCTTGAGCATTGTAGCCACGACTTCGGGATTTTGGATCAATTTGGGATTGCTTGCCAACAGTGTTGACCAATTGTCCCGTTTGTTCTTGAGGATTGTTTTCTCAGCGAGCGCCCTAGCTGCTTCGCGTGTCCGCTTGATCTCAGCGAACCCACGCGTCAGCACGTAGTGCAACGCACTAGCGTAGGTCTGATGCTTGCCATCATTGACTTCGTTGTTGATGGCTTCCGCGTCAGCGCTTTCGAGTTCAACGGTACGTTCGCTTTCAGTGCGTCCGTACTCATCCATTTCCTCGGGCTTCTGCAGCACTCCTTCTTCCTGTAGCTTTTCCACGACAGCAGCTTCTGTCATAACGTCCTCCTTTTAGGACATTGCATCTTGCGACATTCTGTCGCATGACGTAGTGTGTGTCGGAGAACGCTTCGCTAACAGGTCACTTTTGGTAGCTATGTCGCGCAGGTGTCAGGCTGCGCGGAAGCAATCCATTGCGTCTGGCAACATCTACAATCAAACCAACTGCCTGATGCAATGTGTGGTTGATGTGGAGTTCTTCTTCAGTGATTTGGCTTTTGATCAATCGCAATGCTTCACGTATCTGCTGTTCGTCGTGTGTCATGTTGACACCTCCACGACATAGCTACCTGAGACATTTAGCCTACTATTCTTCGGCGCAGTCTCTATATCATCGTAAGCATAGCACTCGCCTTGGTTCGGGCCGGGTACTTGCGAGTCATGATGTAAGCTCAGACGCACAGCGCACTAGTGAGGACACAGGCTGCTGGTCTGTGCTCGCGGATCGCATTGCGCGATCGCGGTACGGTCAGTGGGCACGTACCGCGCTGCCGTACACCCTAGTGTCGCTGTCGCGTACGCAAGTTTCACAGGAGTTAGGGGTGCCGCGCCGCCCCCCGGCCTCAAAATTGACATTGAGAGTGAGATTGATGTTAGCTACGCTGAAAATTTTTTCCAGATATGGAATTTTGCTTTTTGACGTGGGGTTAAACTAGCAGTCGGATCGGCGGGTGCGTTAGATTTTTGTGTTGCTAGCGGCAACATTTCGTCGGCTGGTGCGCAGCACAAGACGTCGTTTTTAATAAAATAAGTCATTTTGATGTTTGGATTTGGGGCGCCATCGAGAACATCGATAATTTGTTCTATTTTTTTGCGGCTGAAACCATTTCGATAAAGAGCTCTAAAGTGTTTTCTGAAACGTTTTGTGACTTGATATTCTCTATCCTCACTTTTTTTAATCCAGTTGCAGTTTGCACAAAGAAGTTGAAAACGACCTGCTTTATCTGCTAAGACTATTTCATGAAAAAGCTCCCAGTTATGAGATTTTGTTAGTTTACGATCAAGATAGCCATCTCCATTTACGTGGTCGATTTGAAGCGCGCGCGGATCGTCGAAGCCACAGCGACCGCATTTGCTACTGAAATGGCGAATTACTCTGTCACGACTTTCTTTGTAGGTCATAATCTAGGATTTCTCCTCTTCGAAAAAATCAACTTTATTGTATATTAGCAATTAGGGGTTGTCAAATCGAGGCTCAGAAAAGGCTCGTAAGTTGTTGTAAACAAACCATTTACTTATAAGTTAGCAAATTCCCGACTTGATTTTTAATCCCACCCCTATGCTACGCTAGCGCCAGCCAACAGGGATAGCAGAAGTGTCAACTAGGTCGCCGTCAAACGTCAGCGTTACCGGGCAGGGCGCGGCGTTTGACGGTTCTGAGACAAAAGGAGCTAACTATGGCTGAGGTCAATAAACCAGCTACATCACCGACTCCCGCTGCGCCCCCTTCGTCATCGATGTCCCCTCCACCCGCTCCAGCGCCCGCGCCACAGTTGACACGCGAGCAGAAACTGGCCGCGCTGTGCGAACAAGAGTTCCTACGCATCCAGGAACTGGTGCAGCCAGCCAACTTCTCACATCGTGGCTACTGCACGAAGTGCGGCTGGCAGTCGTATCAACACAGTGCGGCTGGCGTGCGTGAGGTGGTGGGACGGCACGTCATGGTGCATTGGCGTGATGTCGTGGGGATGCTATGAATCAGAACGTTCGATTGAAGGCCGAGCAGATCGCTAGACTCATCGTGCAGGGTGTTCCCAAAACAAAGATTGCTATTGAAATGGGAATGTCCTACGATGGCTTGTGTCGCATCACTAAGACAGAAGAATACCTGATGATCGAGCAGGAAGTGCAAGGCCGGATGCTCGGGCAGATGGATGCGACACTGGCGAAGCGGGCCGACCTGCGTAGTAAGATGGCCGACGAGATGGAGGACGACGCCGTCCCGGAGGCCTGGAAGATAGTCCTCGACAACCTTCGTAAGAAGCGGGATCTTAAGACAGCGTTGGAAGTATTGGATCGAGATCCCAAGCGACAGTTCGCTAAGGGCGCCAGCGGCGCAGCCGCTCAGCCTGCTGCCCAGCCGCCGCCTGTCCCCTCGCTTGACAAGAACGTTTTAGCCCAAGCGATGGTAGACGCCGACATCACACACGATTTGCTACAAAAGACTTCGTCTCCCAACAAACCAGCCCAAGCATAGCGAGGTTACGATGGCTAACGATACAAGTGCGCGTCAGTGGCGGTTGGACACTCCCGTGGCGTTCGGCAATGCGAATGCGTTGCTGTGGCCTGGGAATGTCTATATCAAGGGGATGTATTGGGCAAATTCGGGCGCGCCGCCTCAAAACGCCATTGTCAAAGACCGCAATGGCAAAGTCGTGTGGGCGCCTACCACGACCGCTGGTGAGACTGACGTCGCAGATATCCGTCTCACTGACATTGGTTGGGTCGAAGGTTTTGTGTTGGATACGCTCACGGCGGGGCAAATCATCGTTTACACAAAATGAGTCATCAAAGAGAAAGAGAAATTCTTGATCTTTTGCTCAGAGGCTACAGCAATCCAGCGATTGCTTCTGCATTGGAAATACGCGTCCGCACGGTAAAGGCTTATCTTTCGAAGTTATTTTTTAGATATGGAATTGAGCACGACGATCGTGTAGACAACCGCGGCGCACGGATCAAGTTAGCAGTGAGGGCTACTTATGAACGGCATCCGAGTCTTGTACCTTTTTGTAACGGTGACCGCGCTGCTAACCTTGGTTTTCAGTCCGCGCGGGATTATGTCGCAGACACAGCAGCCCGATCTCGAACAGAAACCTTCAGTCATGACGACTGCGATATTGGATTGCAGTACGTTTGATGCTTGTGCTAATGGACAAAAACGAGATCCGAACAACAGATGTAGATGTGGTCAGATGCCTAGCTGCGCTAAGAAGTGTACGTTGGGTGCTTTAGAAAGCAATCCTAATAGTTGTTGGAATCATCCTGACTACGCAAGTCAAACTGCCCCAGACGGTTTACCATGTGCTTACACACGTATTCCGGTGAAGTGACGTCGAAGACGTTGAGTAAATGGTTGCGGTGGTTTTTGGGTGTCGTTGTGTTGCTTTGCGCAACACTTACGTCGGCTCAAACTACCTCCGTCACCCTGCAGGTTACTGATCTCGACGTACAGACATGGAACAACGGAACGTGGTCGGTGCAGCTTAGTTCGCCGCCCGGTGTACCAAACGGTCCTTATAAGATTATAGGTGATGGTTTTGTTCCTAGTCAACAACAATCTGGATCATTGAGTGGTACAGGTGGAGCTTCGCTCACAGTGACACCTAACACATCGATTGCACCTGCAAGAACGCAGTGGACATTTCAAGTTTGTTCTCAAGCCTCGCCTTCACCTTGCTTCTCGCAAAGTTTTTCTATCTCAGGTGCTTCGCAGACTGTAACGATAACACCTCCTGCTATACGTATTAACGCAATCAATCCAAATGTTACTATCACGGCGTATCAAGATATTGAGGTTATAAACGGAAATCTTGGGACGCAGTATTACAATTTGACCAATGGAGTTGTTCGTGTTTGTACAACTTTTTTAGGAGGAGTCTGTACTTATACATCTCTTACAACAGGGTCCTCGCTTCCTACAGGAGTTATCGTTGGTTCTAAATTGATATCTAACGGCGTAAGTCAACCTCCTGTTTATCAAGTAAATCCTCAAATTGACGTAAGAGATGGTTTTGGTGGTAGCGGCGGAGTTGACTGTACACGAACCAATGATTCTACCACGGCGCTCAATAATATGATCGCCAATGCACCAAATTTTAGCAGTTTTGTCATTCCCTATGGCTGTCAGATCAAAATTACGAACACGATTACCATTCTGAATAAATTCGGTATGCGGTTCGATTTCCAACAGCAGGCCGATCCCAACTTTGTAGACGCGGGGCTGTATTGGTATGGTGCTCAGCATGGCACGATGCTTTATCTGAACCAGGTACATGGGTCAGTCTGGCATGGGCTGTCGCTCGCCTGTAGTGGCACTAATACTGGCTTCGCCCCTGGAACCATTGGCTGTGATGTTGCGATGCTATTGGATGAAAGTGGCACGATCAGCAATATCACGACGGATAACAGTTTTTTTGATTTCAATGTATGGAACCAAGCCGCAAATCCCAACTTTGTCGGAGTAGACATCGGACCGAATGCGCCCGGCAACGTTGAAAATAATTATTTTTGGAATGCTAAGGTATTTTGTGCGGGCCCTGCTGGGGGGAATACTGATACCGGATTTCGCATAGGTGCCGCAACCAATGGTAGTCAGCCTAATAATACGCAGTTTTCACATGGCGGACCATCAAGTTGTGGTCGAGGATTTTGGATTCGCGGGAATACGAATGGTGTCGATATTGGCGATATGACGTTCGGGCAAAATTTTAACAGTCTTTACTTGACTGGAGGGCAGAATATTCACTATCACGATATTGTTGACCAGCAAACGTCGCAGCCTATCAATGCCGCCGTAGCTGGTGGCGGTGCACTATTGATCGTTGATAATTACAATACTTCTGGAACTTCACCTGGACCGGAAATAAACGTTGCCAATGGAGACACACTTTATCTGCAACTTAGAAACGCGAAATTCACGAACGGCATAACGACCGTTTCACTCAATTCCACCGGCATATTGTTTATGCAAGAAACCGGACCGGCGCAAGGAACCGATGCGACATTCTGTTCGGTTACTATGGGACAACGGCAATATGACAACTCTAGTCAATTCTGCCGCATGTTTCAATTAGGATTTGCTGAACGCTCAAAGCTAGGTGCAGGCAATGCCACTGTTGATGAACTATGGCCGGATTCAACTGCACATCGATGGAAGGTGAACAACAACGGCACTGGTAATACTACTATGGCAATCTTCACCGATAATCTCGGTGTATTTGCCTCAGGCGGTACTGTCACACCTGCTTTGTATGCCTCATCAACGAATTGTTCTGCTGTAGGCACAGGTGCGAATCCCAGTGTAGCCTCATGCACCGTGGCTCCTGCTGGAAGCTTCTCTTGTGCTGTTGCTGCATCAGGTGGTACGTGTGTAGTCAATACAACGGCAGTCACAGCAAATTCTGAAATCTTCATCACACAACGCTCCGATACCACAACAGGCACTCGTTTGGGAGTGACATGCAATGCCACATTATCTACAGTTCTTCCTGAGATTACAGCTGTGACGGCAGCGACTAGTTTCACTATTAACCTTGGAACTATCACGACTAATCCAGAATGTTTTAGTTATTATATTGTGAATTAACGCAATGCAACAGTATCAAACCATCCCGGTGCAGAACCTGAAAAACGAAGACGCCGTAGTCCGTGCGATTCGTTTGAATTGTCTGGGGTCGCTGTTTTATTTCATCCGCACTGCGTTGCGTCGTAAACGGCTTACCTTGGGACTGCACGCGCCGTTGTGTCGTACGCTGGAACGGGAACGTATCAAAGATGTCATCGAGATGCCACGCGATCACTTCAAATCGACCTGTGCTAGCGAAGGTTTGGCGATGTGGCGGGCGCTGCCGCTGTCGCAACAAGACATCGACGATTTCTATCAGCTAGGCTACTCGGATGAGTTTGTGCGGTGGATGTACAAAGCACACAATCCCGACTCGCGTAACTTGCTTGTATCGGGTAACATCACCAATGCAGCGAAGCTAGGCAAGAAGATTCGATTTCATTTTGAGAGTAACTCAACATACCGTGGATTGTTTCCAGAAACACTACCTGATACTTCATGTACATGGACTGACTACTCACTGCATGTGAAACGTCCCAGGGTAGGAATCGGTGGTGCGCACGGCGAGGGAACGTTTGATTTCTTAGGTGTCGGCAGCGCGGTGCAGTCTAGACACTACAATGGTCTTGTTGTACAGGACGATCTGGTTGGCCTCAAGGAGTCTGAGTCCCAAGCGTTGATGGACAAAGCCAAAGAGTACCACCAACTTTTGGTGGGTATTTTCGAAGCGGAAGACCCCAATCATGAGTTAGATGAGTTAGTCATCGGAAATCGGTGGGGTTATGACGATTTGAACTCGTATTTACGTGAAAACGAACCGGAGTTCAGGTTCGAGTCACACTCGGCGCTGGGCGGCTGCTGCGATCGGCATCCTGTCGGTATACCAATATTCCCAGAGGAGTTTAGCTTTAGTAAATTGGACCAGCGCCGTCGCAGGCTTGGGTCGTATAAGTTCAGTTGCCAATTCCTAAACGACCCGTCCTCTCCAGAGGATTCTGAGTTCAAAGAGGAATGGCTGAACTACTTTGAACTCGTTAATCAGACTGATAACAAGCCGTGGGACAAAAAAGGTAAGTGGAAGATACGACGGGAGGTTAAAAATGGTGTCGTGTTACCTGATCTGCGACCGTCGTCGCTTAGCATTGGAATGATCGTAGATCCTAACCACTCAGGCGCGGGTGGGCGCTGCCGACACGCTATTATGGTTGTAGCTGTAGACGCACAGAACAATCATTACACACTTGAGACCTGGGCCGAGTCCGCGGGCTTCGACGCGTTTTATGACAAGATTTTTGAAATTGCCAGACGCTGGGGTTTGCACAAAGTTGGTGTGGAGACCATCGGTGCGCAGACTTACATCAAGGATCATATCGAATATCTTTGTATAACGAAGTTGTACTCGCTTCGCGTTATCGATCTGAAAGGTGCTGTGGAGCTTGAGGACGGAACGACGGCACGCAGCAAGAAATATCGCATCTTGGGCGTCGTGCAGCCGCTGGCCGAGGGTGGCAAGATTTGGGTCCAACGCACACAGCAATCGTTCATGAACGAGTACAAAACGTTTTCGATGAAACGCAACTCGCGTTACGTGGATCAGTTGGACGCGTTTGCGTATGTCGGTGAGGTGACGGAGCGTCCTCTTGAAGACAACGAGTATTTGGACCTGTTGGCAGCGAACCAACAAGGCGCCTCGCGTGTAGGACAGGCTTACTCGTATGGTTACGGTGCAGCACGCTCGACGGGAGTGTTTCAGGCATGAGCGATCTTTTTGGTCGTGATACTCACGAGTTGTTGAAAGACATCGACCAAGATGTTGATTATATTAAAAAACTGGTCTCCAAGATTTACTCTCAAAACATCGAGATTCTTCAACTGCTTCGTCAGAAGCCAATACTTTTGCAAGCGAGGATTAAGATTATGCCAAAGACAATTCAGGTAGGTCAAACCGCAGTTGCGGAGCTTCAGACTATTTGGTCGGACGGACAAACACGGATGTTGGACAGCACGTATCAAGTTACCTACGCCGCGGCCAATCCAAGCAACGTGTCATTTGCTCCGCCAGCAGTCGACGGATCGGATGTGGTAACCGGGGTCGCAGCCGATCCTGGTGACGCGATTTCCGCGGTTATCACGCGGCCGGATGGGACCGTTATTTCGGCATCACCTGATACATTGACGATTGTGGCTCCAGCACCGACCTTGGTCAGTGCGACGGTTGTTTTGAGCTGACTACAACTAATTAGGAGGCTTCTGTGCCAGCGAAGCTAGAACGTTGTGTTGCAGATGTAAAAGCATCAAATCGCCGTAAGGATCGCAAAAAAGTGAATCCTTGGGCGGTTTGTGTGGCATCAACTGGCCTAAAGGCCAAACCAGAGAGTAAAAAGAAAGGAGAGTAATATGGGTAATTTTTGGGAGCAATTCATCTTTAGCACTGCGATGGGTGTTTTGGCTGGTCTCAAGAAGTCTCCACAGAACATTCCACAGTTCAAAACAGTCCTGGTTCATGTTCTCAACGACGTGTGTGAGCTGCTCGGCGTCCAACCGCCGGTGGTGCCTTAACGACAATGATCAAATTCGATCCCATTCCGTTCAAAGTGACGCCCGGCAGCGAAGCCGAGCGGCGGCTGAAGCGATATCTCAAAGACCGCACAACTTCGTTGAAGAAGGGGCTGTCGCGTCTGCATGGAATGGATGGGATCGTCAAATGGCGCAAGGCTTACGAAGCAGTACCTGCGACAGAGAAACGTTCGTTCCCGTGGGATGGTGCTAGCAATCTGGTCGTTCCGATCGTGGCGATCCACAGTGACACATTGCTGGCTCGTGTGATGTCAGCAGTGATGAAAACGAAGCCGCTGTGGGTCGTCTCGGAGCTAGGGGAGTTCAAAAAGACCGCACCAGAAGGCTTACGCGGTAGCTACGAGGAGTTCTTGCAATATGTCGGTTTGGAACCAGCCGAGTTAGACTTGTATCGTGTGTATCACGAGTGGTTTGGCGAAGCCATTCGACTTGGCACCAGCGTGGTCAAAGCGCCTTGGGTCAAAGAGATCGAACATAAGTTTGGTCCCGCAGGCAATCTGTCGGGCAAGAACGAGTGGACACAGATCACCAACTACGAAGGTCCGCGGCCGGAGAAGCTTAAGTACGAAAACTTCGTTTATCCACTCAACTCGTCCACCATTGAGGGAATGGATTTCAAATACGACATCATTCAGCTATCGCGATCGCAGATCGAAGAACGCAAGTTTTTGGATATCTATGATCGCAACGCAGTTCAATATGTGCTGGCGCAGCCTGATCGCAGTGGCAATCAGACGCAAGTTACCTCACAGAAACAACAAGATGCCAAGGTTCGCACCGAACCCAATCAATACTCATATGAATGGGATGTTTACGAGTGCCATTTCAAGTATCGTGTTGATACACAACACTTCGCCAAACTGATCGTTTGGTATCATGAGAAAAGCGATCAGATTCTGCGGTCGTATTATTGCTATTATCCGACGGAAATCTATGTTGCCGCTCGGTTGTTTTATCGGGATGATATGTTTCCTGGAATGGGCTTCGGTGAAATCATGTTGCCGTTCCAAGAAGAAATTTCGGAGATACACAACCAACGCCGCGACAACATGACCATTGCCAATATGAAGGCTTGGGCAGTGAAACCAGACAGCAAATTGCACAAAGGTTTCCGTGTGTATCCGTCGGCTATGGTTCCAGCCGAGCAACAACAAGGTCAGAAAGAAATCGAGCCATTGGAAATGGGCACCCCGGTGCAGGGGGAGATCGATAGTGAAAGACTCTCACTCGAACTCGCAGAAAAACGCAGTGGTGTTAGCCCACCGATGCAAGGAGCAGGGGCCGGATCAAATACTAAACGCGGTGTCTACACTGCGATGGGAACTCTCAGTTTGCTACAAGAAGGCAACACTCGTACCGATCTCAACATCACCGATATACGATATGCGCATACCCGTTTGGGTAGGGTTCTGGGATTTGAGTACGGGACCTTCGGTTTGCGAGATGATCTCAAGGAGCAGTTTGGCGAGGCAGGAGAAAAAATCCAACAGGCGTTAGATGCCATTGTGGAACACAAGATGGCGTTGCCGGTGTACGCGTCCACAGCGTCGGTGAATCGAGAGGTTGAGAAGCAATCGGATTTGATGATGATGCAGACGATGGAGCGGTATCATCAAGGCGTCGCGTCAATGCTGCAAGCGATGAATAATCCGATGGTCCCAGAGCAGATCAAGCAGTATACGATGGACGCGTTGGAAGCGGCTCGGACGCTGATGAAGGCTACGCTGCGTCATTTTGGTCAAGACGAAGTCGATCGGTTGGTGCCGGAGATACCCAAAGCGCAGCCTCAACAACCACCACAAGGAGGGCCACCGCAAGGTGCGCCAGCAGCCGGGCCGCAACAGTTGTCACAAGGGATGTCAATCCCGCGCGCCCCAATGCCGATGCTGCCGGGCGGTGAGGGAAAGGTGATGTGATGACTGAGTCACATAGCCAAGACGAAAAAATTCAGTTAGAAAAGATCAGTCGTTTCTTGCGGTTAGACGACGCCAGACCGTTGTTAGCCAAGGTCGAAGACCGTCGCAACAGATGTTTGAGTTCTCTGCGAGTTAACACTGAAACGATCGAGATCGGACGGTCGCAAGGCCGTATCGAAATACTCGATTGGTTACTTGGACTCAAGGAGGATTGAAATGGTTTGGTGGCAAAACCGTAATGATGATGACCTGCCGCCAGAGCTTCGAGGTAAAAAGCCCGAAGAACTGGCAGCATTGATCCGTAAGGCTGGCGAACTGGAAACAGCGTTGGCAGCGGAGAAAACCGAGCGCGATGCGCTCAAAACCAAATTGGACTCCACCACATCGGAGTTCGATACGATCAAAACGAAGCTAGCTGAGATCGAGGCTAAGACAACGCCAATAACGACTGCAACTACTACGACAGTGGATGATGAACCAGCGTCGCCCTGGGTTGATCCACAGAAGTTTGTGCAAGATCAAACCAAGCCGCTGGCACAAGTCGCACTGGCGTCGGGAATGCTGACTGCTAAGATGTACTTTGTACAGCAACTCAGCGAACGGGATCAGAAGATTTTCAAGAAATATGCGTCGGAGGTCGAACAAGGCGTCAGTACATTCGCACCCGAAGCCCGCGTGATGCCACAGGCGTGGCTTAATTGTTTTCTGTTTGTTAAGGGTGCCCATGAGCAAGACATCCGTAAGGCGGAGACGGAGAAAACGGATTTCTTCGCCGAGACAGCGTCGCGCACCGGCGGTACGCAAGACGTCGGTGAACCGGAGGACAAACTGACCGCAGAGGAAGAAGAAACCTGTCGGGTGATGCATTGGGACCCGAAGGGTTACCTGGAACGAAAGAAAGCCTCGCATCTGACATCTCATTCGAAAGGAGCCTCGTTGCATTATGGCATCCCCAAACCAACCATCGCAAGGTAGTCCGCAGCAACCGGTGCCGACGATGACTAGTGCATCGATGGTGCCTCCCGACCCAACGCCCACCAATCCGCATGTTGCAGCGGAGTTGGCAGAGGATATCGTCGCGAGGCCACTGACGTTGCCTGACTTCGTCGATGTGCCGTTGACCAATCCCAATCTGGTGGGACGTTGGATCTTCACCGATCGCAGACGCTTCTCGCAGGCGAAAGCTCAAGGTTGGCGTGTCGCTAAGAAAACGGACATCAAACCCGGATACTTGTCTCCTTACGAAGAGGAAGGAGGTACGAAATACGTCAATGGTGATCTCATCCTGATGGTCATCGACCGCAAGATTTATTTGGGAGCGTTGCGTTACAAACATCAGGTCGCGGCGGCGTTTGCTGATGCGGCGGTACAACGTCGTATTAGTGCCGGCCGCGCGGTCAACGACTTGGGTGGCGATGTAGCGTTAGCCAATCAACGTCGTGCAGCAGCGGGTGCCGACCCATTGATGACGGTGTTCACGCCCGGTGCTGCCGATTTACCAGGAGTGATGTCGAACCCAGCGGTAGCTGGCAAAGAATTGGGTCGCATGGGCGGTTCGCGTGAAACAGGGACACTTGCCGATTTAGCAAAGCAAGTGGACAAACTTTAACTCTAACAAAACGTAGTTTGAAGGAGGTTACGAAATGGCATCAGCGTTGATTCAAGAACGTGGTACGGTGTCCGGCAATCAGAACCGGATGCAGCGTATCAATGAAGACGCCGCTCAAACCTTTCTCGCCGGAACGCCGTTGATGATCAACAGTGCAAACGGCGCACTGAAGGTTTGGGATGGTGCGACAATCACCAATGGCATCGCGGGTATCAGCAAGGAGTTTGGTGCCAATTTGACGACTGCTGGAGTGCCATTGGGCACCACGCAGTCGCCCAGCAATGCACCGATGGTTGGTGGTGGTATCACCTTTGGGTCGGTGCAGAATGAATCGGCAGCCAGTAACCTGTCCAGGCCGTATTTCAACGACGGTAAGACAGGCGCTGTGTTGGCGATTCCAGACAATGTGTTCTATGGTCAAGTCGGCCCCGCGCAGACTACCGCTGCAAGTGACGTTGGCAAGCAGTATGGTATGACCAAAGATGCTGACAATCACTGGTACGTAGACAAAGGCAAAACGGGTGTCAGCGCGGTTTGTGTTATCACTGCACTCGACACATACGACACCTCGCGTGGCGTATTGTTCACATTCTTGCCGGCGGTTGGACAGATTCTGAGTTAACTGGCTTCGGCCAGTGAGTTGTTTACTTCTTGAAGGGAGAATAGACTAACATGATGGTCAGAGGCCAGTTTTTCCAATTGATGGCTCCGGGGCTGCATGATCTGTTCGTCCACTTCCTTGATCTGAAGCAACGTGATGAGGAATACTCATACGTTTTCAATATTGAGGAATCGGACGCGGCATTCGAGGACGAAGTCGAGTTTTCTGGCCTCGGGCCGTTGCAGCCTAAGTTAGAAGGCACTGCGGTGCAGTATCAAGACATTATCCAAGGCGGCACCAAGCGTTATTTACACGCGCCTTGGGCACTCGGTGTTCGTGCGTCGTGGGAGTTGATCAAAGACGATCAGTACAAATTGATCAACCAGGCACCTAAGTGTCTGGCTCGCAGCGCGCACTTCGTTCGTGAGATTCAATCCTGGAACGTGTTGAATCTTGGGTTCACGTCTACGACAGTGATCGACGGCGTGACATTGTTCAACACACAACACCCGTTGCTCGGCGGTACGCAAGCGACAGCGATTGGACCCGGCGTCGGTAATATCATTGCTGCCGCAGGCACGTATCCCAACCGGCCAACAACTGACGTGGATTTGTCGTTTACGGCCATCCAGCTTGCTATCAATATGTTTGAGCGTTTGATCGACTCACAAGGGTTGCCCATTTCGCTCAAACCGAAGTATCTGGTGATCCCACCGGAGTTGAAATGGATCGCTCGGGAAATCCTCGGTTCGCCAAACAAACCGTACACGGCAGACAACGAGATCAACTCGTTGATCAAAGAAGACTTGATGTACTTCATCTGCCATTACCTCACGAGCGCCTCGGCATGGTTCTTGGTGGGTGACAAAGAAGCACACACCTTGAAATTCATGAACAGAGAGGATCTCGTGGAGGACTTTTCTGACGATTTTGATACTCGGACAATTAAACAGATCGCGACCATGAGATTTTCAACTGGGGCGACAAATTGGCTGGGGACTTGGGGGTCGAATGGACCGTAATAACGACTTGCTTGCGTTGCTTGCTCGTGTGACACCTCAATATGTTGCGGGATTCTTCGACGGCGAGGGGTGTGTTTATGCACATTTAGGAGGAACGCAAGCTAGACGACATCCGGGAATTTGGGTATCTTTATCGCAAAACGATGTCACACCGCTGGCTCTGATTGCGCTCAAATATCCGGGATGTGCTGGTCCGACACCATCAAAAAACACATTTACTCTTGTCTGGAGCGGTAGAAATTGCATCCCGATTCTGGAAGCAATTCAAGACCTTGTTATTGTCAAGAAAGTTCAAGTCGATGCTGGAATTGAGCTTGCGAGATTGATGGGAGATCACGGCGAGCGTCCAAATCAGAACAATCTTGATAGACGTCGAGAACTTGCTACAATTATCAAAGATGCAAAGGAATGACGTAGTGTTGCTCTACGCAACATAAAAACAGGAGAATAAAAAATGACGTACAAACGTTGGTCGACCACAATTGTAATTGCGTTGTTGTTCGTTCTGCAAGCTGTCATGTGGGGTCAAGCGGTGCCATCACCGCTTACTCAATCGTGGACTGAAACTATCACGCTAGCGCCGCCGCCGCTATTGAACTCGCAGTCGTTTTCGTCTTCGACGGCCACGGGGTTTTCGACAGCTACGACGGGAGGAAGCATCGCCGCGGGTACGTATCGATGCGGCGTGACTTTTTTCACTGCATCGAACACAGAAACCCCGTTGTCGACAGACACAGCGGCGACATCTACAATTACGACGACGGGATCGACGTCCACTGTTACCATTCAAGCGCCGTTGGCGATTGGTGTAGGAGGTAACGTCGTAGGATGGAGGCCGTACTGCGGTGTTTCTGCAGGTGCTTCGGGTGCAGAGACGGTGGTGACGATCAATGGGACGGTGTGTACGTTGTCGTCTAGTTCCACACCGTCGTGTGCACTTACGTCACCTGCGGTGCTGACGCTACAGTCGCAGTTCGCCGCGGGCGCGGGTGGACCGGCTACGCCGGGGACAGCTATCTTTCCACCTGTAACGAACGCTGCTAATACAGCTTTGTTCGAAAACTCGATTATGACATATCGAACAGTGTATTGGACTGTGTCTGGCACCGCGCCTTCGGCTTGTACGTTTAACGTGCAAACGGGTGCATCGGCAGGTGCTCTGTCTAACTTTGGACAGACAATCACCTGTACTTCGTCTGGTGCTTATGCACCACCGTTGACTACGACAGCGGCGTTTTCTGGTCTGAATTTAGCGACGTACACCGCGGGTGATACCACAACCAAGGTGACGTTTTACTACACAGCCGCTCCGTATGGACAACCGCTTTATTTTGTCAATGCGGTGCCGTCGGGCAACTGCACCAATGGTGGAACGATTATCAATCTGGCAGCGGCGTCGGCGTCGACGGTGGTATATGTGTGCCAACCGGCGAACACGTTTTCGGCTATCGTTGTACCGTGATTGGAGGTTGTTATGCCGTCACAGAGTGGATCAGGCTGGCGAGGAATTCCTTGGCATCATTGCGACTGCCATCAGAAGGCCTATCCTGTGTCGCAGCTACGCAGACAGGACGGCCTGATCGTTTGCCCAACGGGGTTTGACAATCCTCAACGCACACGGACGGTGGATCAACGACAACAGATTATCAAACAGGTACTGTCTCAGGATTTACCAGAACCTAAACTGGCTGATATACTCACTGAGACGGAAGACAACACTCAAGAAGTTTAATCAAAAACCTTAGTCGTGTCTAACACGCAACCGAAAGGTAGGAGGGTTCAATGGCACATACTCGTGGTAGATATCAACAAGATTTGGGTTTCACGGATGGCTTGATTGCCATGACTGTGGAGGAAATCGTAGCAACCGCATCGGCTGGAACCGTCACACTGACACGCAATGCCGTAGGTGATTTGGTATGGCAATGCAATGCGTCGTCAACGGCTGCCTTCAATATCAATTTGATGGGTAGCATCATCCGACGTAGTGGATTCTTCGAAGATACACAGAACATTTTTGGGAGCACCTTTGGAGGTGGCTTGGGAGGCTCCGCTGCTGGACCAGGCTCGGCTGGAACCGGCATCCCTGCGTCAGCGGACCCACAAGGTCGACCCGATGCGTTTATTTTGCCGGGGACACCGCAGCCTGCGTCGGGCATGTCAACGTTGCAGGAGATCACACCGCGTACTGCGTTAAAGCTAAAAGGTTTCAAGCCCTTGTCGATCAACGTGATGTACAAAGTGTTGACTGGTGCCGCTACCTCATTGACCTGTGTGCTGACGCAGACGAAGGTAGTTGACAATCAAACTATTGCATCGCAACAAACCAATCTGTTGGTCTCTGGTGCGAATGGTTTGGTTAACGTTTCCAGGGCCAATCCGTATGTGACTGCCATCGCACTGCCGCTTGCGCAGTATTATCAAATCACGCCGAACACAGCGTTGTGGTTTGAAGTCGCAGTGCAAGAACCGGCGGGCAACACATTTCAGTTGTATGGAATTGATGTGTTATGCGAGTTCAATTACAACTGATGTCGTGGACGGGGAGACGAAGCCGTGACTCACGAGAAGCCACATACACTTGCGTTGGATTGGAGAAATTTGTTGTTGTCCATTGGCAAGATGCTATTGGTGGCTCTGGTGGGTTACGGCTTCGCGGGGTATAGGCAACAAGTTCAACAAGACTACGACATCGTAGCGTTGCAAAGGGCTGTAGAAGGACTTCAGAAAGAAGTCAAAGAAATGAAAGAACAACACAATCTTATGATTGTGCAGCAGGCTGCAATGCGACAACAGTTGGATGATCTTACAGTAGTACATGGAGTGAGGCGTTAATGGCACTCAAAATCAATATCGAAACAATTCCACATAATCAACAACGCTATGAGACCGTTGGTGATTGGTGGTGGGAACCAAATGGAACATGGGAGTTCCGTATTAGTGACATGGGCAATTGGCGTTATGAAATGTTGGTGGCGATTCACGAACTTGTTGAGTGTGTGTTATGTCGACATATGGGCGTATCGCAATCGGAGGTGGATGATTTCGACAAAGCGTTTGAGGCCCAACGACCGGTCGATAACACTGACGAGCCTGGTG